CCCTATTTTTTAAATAGCTTCCTATTTGTTTATATGATGTACTAGCACCTTGCCTTATTCTTAAACTAGATGCTGTTATTTTTACTTGATAATTTGTAGTTTGAACTGTGTCATTTGTTGATACCGTTGACACAGTAGTTTTATTTTCTTTTTCTACACTATTTGCATCATAACCATAACAGAAAAATTGTTTATAATTTGCATATTTTCTAAAATTATCTACCGAACAATACACAGTGTTTCCACTTACTGTTACTTTTCCTCTTCTGGTACTAGTTTCAAATTTACCACTGTATAAATATGGATCATATATCTTTAAAGTATTACCTTCTATTCCATAGATTACTATATAATGTCCTCCTGTTGTAAATAATCCATTTCCACAACTTGCTATTATATAATAATCACTCTGTAATAATTCTATCGCTCTATCTAAATAAGAAGTTTCAGCATAGTCTATGTCAAATTCATCAGCTATAGCCCTATAAGCACTCCAATAGGTTCCGTTATTTGGACTTCTATATCCATTTGCCACAAATGTATCTGCAAGTGTCCTTATATCTATATAACCTTTTATACTATCAATAATCATACAAGCACTTGCTACACCACAACCACTCGAACCTATTGTCTGACTTGAATCTCCAGTTGATGTATAAGGATAATATCTCCATCTACTATCTATTTGAGAAATATATGTCAATTGTGGGTTGTCATCTGTTGATATATTCCAATGTTTTGCATCTCCCTCGTAAGCTATGTCTCCTTGAAGCTCAAAGCTTTCATCTTCTACCTCTTGAACTTCAAGTGTTTGTTCATCATTTTCTGTTAATTCTGGTATTTCTGTACTAGACATATTTATTACTTTTATTTCATCTGATATTATTTGAACCGCTTCTTCTAGTTTATTTGTGTCTATTTGTCCTGTTTGTTTATAATTAATATATACACTTAAAAACAAAATAAATACTGTTAATAATACTAAAATATAACTAAATATTTTTTCTTTATTTTTCATAGTGTTTTCACCCCTTCCACTTTTTCAAGTCTTTTAATTAATTCATCTATTCTTTTGTGTGCTTGTTTGGCTGATTCATCTATCCTAATAATTCTGTCTCTATCTTCTTTTACATCATTTCTAATATCTGTAATTTCTTTCTTTATATCTGAAATTCCATCCATAATATTTTTTAGTTCAGTTATTACTGTTGCCATTTGTGTTGCATCTTCTGTTGTATCTTTTTTATTGTTTCTTTTTGTGCTAGAAATAAAATTTATTACAGCTATTGTTATAGAAACAAAACTTATTAATATTGGTAAATCTATACTCATAGTTTTATCCTCTTTTCTTTTAAATTCCTCTTTTCCAAGTTCCTTGCACATTATTAAAAATGACACTTTTCTTCCAAGTGCCATTAACTTTAATAAATGCTTTTCCTCGTTTCCAATCTTCCAATTTTACATGTATTGTTTTATGATTTCCTGTAAATGTAATCTTACAATTTTTTGAATTGGTATATCCTGCTCCAGTTAATATAAAAGTAGCAGTCAATTCATCACTGCTACCATATTTCTTATAGATATTATCTAACTCATTATCTGAAAATGTTATTGTATTGTTACCTGTAGATACATTTCTTGTCAGTATCTGTGTGTTTTCTATTTTCATTGCTAAACTTAAATTATTTATATTACCCGGATTAGTAATTGTTACTATTTCATTATTTCCATGTATAAAATCTGGTGCAGAGCTTATTTTTGCTATATCATAAGTTGTTATATTTATAGCTCCTGCTTCACTCCATAATTGACTGTCAGTTCTTCTACATCTAGTTTTCACCGAATATGTAGTATTTGGATTTAATCCTGAAATTGTATAATAACCACTTTTATTATCTGAAGTTACCGTATCTCCAGCATTAGTCCAAGCTCCACCATTAAGAGAATACTGAGTCCAATCTCTTGCATCTGTTGTTGACCAGTTTACACTTATACTATTTACAGTTTTACCTCTTTCACTATTATTAACTGTAGTATATCTTGGTATTTGTGTTAATTCAAAAGAATTTTCTATAGATGCTGACACACCATAAGTCGAACCTTGAATTTCTGCATAAAATCCTATTGTTTTTCTTCCATCGTTATCGTGATAAATAGGTCCAATTGTTCCACTTGCAATAGGAATGTATGCATTTGGACTAGAGGCATTTACATTTTCTGTTACATTTATTTTTTCTTCTCCATTAATTGCAAAGTATTTATAATGGTTTGAATTAATGGAACCGCTTCCACTAGATTGACAATAAACATTATAATCTACATATGAAGTATTACTCGTATTATCTACCCATTTTTCTACTAATTCAACATATAATTTAAAATACCCTGCATAGGCAAAAGAGCCTACTGCAGAGCATTGTGATGAATAAGTTGACATATCTTATCCTCCTAATCAAATATTTGTATGTAAATATCTCCATCTTCTCCACCTGTTGGGGCTTCTGTTCCTATTGTGATATTTTTAACTTTTGCCTTTGTTTCATTAAATTCTTCTTTTGAAGGTACTTCTACTTTACATTTATCTTCTTTAAATCCATATATGCTTGACATTTATTTTACCTCCTAACTATCAAAATTTATATATTTCCATTGAGTAGGTGCATTATTTTGTAAAATACATCTGTATGCAATTTGAGTTGGAACCTGACCAACGAAAAAACCAATTTGTGAAGTTAATCCATTTTGAATATTTGTATGTAATGTTAAAACGAATTGAACTCTTGTATCTCCTGAAAAAGGAGCACCAGTTGTTGAACCATATCCATATTTTATTCCAGTTTTTATTTCATTATTAAAATTTGAACTTTCTTTTACATTTTTAAATATATTAGCAATCTCTTCTAATCCTACACCGTTCTCATTCACTAATATTGTACCATCATTTTTTGCACGTAATACTGTTCTTGAATTTTCTATATCATAAAAATTTAATGAACCTGGTTCATTTTGTGGATTTGAAACAAGAGCATTTATGTCTTTTAATGTTCCATCTGATAAAAGTTGAGAAAATTTAATAAGCAGTGAGTTAACTCCTGCTATATTGTAATTTTGTATATTCAAGCCAGAGTTAGTTCTTGCTGTATCGTTTAAATCATTTGTTAATTTTAAACGTCTGACTTCTTTTTTTAATAATTCAATTTCACATAACATATAGTTTATTTGTTTGTCTTTTTCTGTTTCAACTTCTTTTGAAAAATAAATGAAGTCAGGGACCTTTCTTTCATTTACACCAATTCCAGATGTTTCTTTAGAATATATTGTTTGTCCATCAGATGGTAAAATATTGTTTATATTTTTATATATAGAAGCTGTTGAACCACCCTCATCAAGTTTATAAGCGAAAGTTATTCCATCATCTACATATTTTAAAAAAGTAATTACTTCTTCTAAAGTTAACCCTAAATTTTCCGTTTTTCCCTTTCCATTAGCTGATAAAATATAAAAATCTTTTGTTGTTTCATTTTGTGCAATTATTTGTCTTGGGTATCTATTTCCATTTATTTGTTCGTAATATTGATAATTATTATTAAATGTTTGTATGTTATATTGTCCTTTATATTCTCCATTATCTAAAATATAATATATTTTATTTGGTAATGGTGTAATATCAGAGGTTAATTGATAATGCGGTTCTGGCCAAGCATTTATATCTTCTAATAAGCTTCTATAACTTTCTCCATTTACAATAAGTGGTATAAATCCAGTCCAACTTTCTATAACTCCATCATCAATTAAATCTTCAGCTTGAATATTTCCAATATAAGATTTTAATAAACCATCATTTTTTAATCCTAAAATATAACGGTCTTTCCACCAATTTACACCACCATAATACTGTCTAGTATCTGTTACAATTTCTCCATTATGAATAATTAATCCTAAAATTCTATTATAATTTGGTGAAGAAGTATCTATATCAAATATAGAAGCATTTATACATAAACTAGCACTTTTTCTATATGAAAATTCTGATGGTTTTTCATTTGCTATTGTATTTGATATAATATCATTTGCAAAACCATGTTTTATATTGATAGTTTTATTAAATTTATCTCTATGAGGTATATGGAAAATTTGAACAGTTGATTTTGAATTTTCATGATACAATTCAAAATGTTCTATTTCATCAATTATATATGAAAAATCTATTTTTGAATTACTTATTTTTACTGCTTTAAGTTCATTGTCTAGTTCTATTATATTATAATCATCTGGTGTTAAACTATCATCATCAACTATATTGTATAAAGCTCTATTTCCATCATTTTTCGAATTATATCCTAAAGTCTGACAAGTATCTCCTGCTACTAAATCTTCATCTTCTTTCATTTCTGCTATTGTGTCAAATACTATTGCTCCACTATCTCCTTTTGGACCTTTTAATTCGTTTAAATCCTCATTAGATGCACATACACTTCTGTATACTATAAAATGTACTTTTGTACCAATTTCTGAAAGTGGAATATTTAGTGTTACTGAGTTTGTTCCATTTATTACATATTCATTTCTGTTTAACATCCTACCTTCTATATAGACTTCTAATATTGCAAGAGTGTTATATTGGGATATGTTTATTGGGATATTTGTTTCATTTTCTTGGGTTGTTGTATATACACTTTCATATCGTTTATAGTAATTTGTTAAATCTGTTTTTAGATTTTCCCATTGTGCTTCGGTTAAGTCTTCTGGTTTCATATTTAGGTCACCATTTTCTTTCATTGTTTCCACACTCTGAATTTCTTCTTGCATAGCTTCAATTACTTCGTTTCCATCTTCAATCATTCCACCTAAATCATTTTCAATTTGGTCATTCATTGCTTTTATACTATCATGAATAGAACCTCTTACTTCTTCCCCTTTTCTTGCCGAAAGAATTTTTCTTAAATATTCTGCTATACTTGCCATTAGCTTCCTCCTTCTAAAGCAGCAACTCTTGCATCTAAACTGCTTGTTATCTGCTTTATTCTATTTTCTAAATCTATAACATCTTGATTTTGTGAATAATTTTTTAAAATTTGTTTTTTATATTCTTCAAATGTTGAAGTTTTTACATACTCTGTTGGAATATCTCTTATTACAGTATTTACATTTTGAATATTGGTATCTATATTTTCTACACTTTGCTTTATTTCTGAAACATCTATAACATTGTTTTTTACTGTTTGATTTAATAGCTTTTCATTCTCGATTTGCTTTTGTGTAAAAGACTTAAACACAGCACCCAAAGTCATTTTACATTCACTTGGTTTGTCTAATGCTAAGCTTAATTTGCTTAATAAGAAGTATCTATCTAAGTTATGTGGCTTTGATAATACCCTTACATATTCCCCAATGTGAAAAGCCTCTATATTTACATCTAAATTGTGTAAATCTGCTGCACTTACATCAATTGATATAGTTTTATTTATTCTGTTTTGTAGTTCTTGATTTCCCTTTGCTAAAAGATTTTCTGGAAGTGTTACATCATCAAATACAACTATATCTTCTTTCACCCCAAAAAGCGAAATCGCTGAATTATCTTGCACATAATCTAAGCCATTATTTACACTTTTTATTGTTAGATATTCTCCAGTTTGCTCATCCTTTTTCCCTAAAGGTACAATTCTTGTTTTTACATCTTCAGAACTAATAAACTGAGATAAATCTAATTCATTTTTGCCAAATTCAATTTTTTGAGACGAAATATTTTCATATTCAGCAAGATAATCAATCCAACGTGTACCATCTTCATTAGCTCCAGTTTCAAAATGTCCACCTAGAATATCTAAAAGCTTTTCTTTCATTTCTGATTTTGTACTTGGATAATTCATATTTGCTCTTGTTATATATCCGTTTGGATCTACTACAGTACATCTTCTAGGTGTAAACTGTTTGTTTACATCTACTACAGAATTATGCTCATTTACATACTTTTGGAATAATGGTCCTACATCTCCCTCGTATGAGTAAGGTCTTATAATAGAATCATTAAAAAAAGAAAGCTCGCCTTCACATTCGACTTGCTTTCTATTCCAAAAATCAAATTTTTCAGAGTATGCTGTTCCTCTGAATAACTCTGTTTTTACATTCCTGTTTCCTATATTATCAACTTGAAAAACTTTTATAATTGATTTTTGCTGTTCAATTCTATCATATAAATCATTTTGAGGTGGCAAGATAAAAGACAAAGTCCCATTTTTACCTACCTCTAAATTTAACACAGGAGATAAAACTATTCTGTTCTTTAGTCTTACATCGTATAGAATTTCATCATTACATGTTATTTGATACATTATAGACTACCTCCTCTATACTCAATTGTTACTGTTCCATTGCCAATAAACTTAAGTATGTTCTCTCCTTCACATATTTCGATATCAGGCGAATAACTTCCTCCAGCTGGCAAGTTATATGTTTGCTCATTAAAAATCAATTGTAGTGGATTCTCGCAAACAAATTTTGGGACAACCTTTTGTCTTCTACCTAAAATTGATACTTCTAATTCTCCATCGACAACTAAATCTCTTGTTTCGTTTATTATTCCATCTATAAAACTAAATGGATCCCATAGCCAATCTTCATCTGAAGATGTTAAATCGTATTTGTAAGGTTCGACGTCGCATTCGATGTCGATTGTGTGTAGTAGTGAATATCTATCATAATCTTTTACTTTAACTTTACCATAATAATAAAAATTAGGGTCCTCACTTAATATTATTTTCATTGTTTTACCATTTAAGTCATTTTGTATTCTACTATATTCTGATAAACAACTTTCATTTTTTCTTTTTGCTAAACTTATTGTAAGTGTTCTTTTTTGATATTTTATATCTCCCGTTAAACTTTCTGAAAAATCGAGTTCTCCATCTGCTCCTGGTAAATCAACCAATTCTTCCTTTGGATTTGGTGTAGAAATTAAGAGAGATTGAATTAATAGTTTATAATCTTTATATGTGTTTTTATCTCCAAATAAAATATATTCTTCTATCAAGTTCCTCTCTCCCTTCTGCTTTGTCTATTTCCCATTTCTTGGTCTATGGGGTCTATAATTTCTCCCACTAGTGTTCCTGAATCCATTACTATTTGTGGGTTTTTAGCAAGTATTCTTGTTAATAAATCAATAATTTTTTGATTTGCACTATTCGTAGCTACAGCTAATGATTCTGCTAATTTATTGTAATCTATATTAATAATAATTCCGCTTCTACTATTTTGTTTTTCTGTTTCATTTATATCAATATCTCCGTCTATATTTTTTAACCTATCTGTTATTCCATTTCCGATTTCATCTGCTTGCTTAAATAGTTTCCTTTTGCCTTCTTCCATTTCATCTTCCATAGGAGACATTGCAAATTTCATTATTTTTCTCGTTAATTTCGAAGGTGAATGCTCATCAAATGCCTTTCTTAATCTGTTTATTATTCCCTCTCCTATACCTTTGGCTTTTGCAAATAAACTTGGTTCAGACTTTTCCATTTCATCATATAATGGCGACATTGCATTTTTCATTGCATTTCGTGTTCCATTTGGCATACTATCATAACTTGATATTATAGAATCTACAATTGACTTCGTTTTATCATCTATTTGTCCACCATATAATTCAGTTTGTTGAACTTGAGCTAACCAAACTCCTAGCTGTTCTTCTTGGCTATCATCCATATCTTTGTACATTTTATTCCAAATTTTAGCCATTTCTTTTTCATGCCTATAACTTTCTTGTTCTTTCGCTCCCATTTTATTGGATAGATCTAATAGTGAATTATTTTGAATAAAATCCAAATTACTTGCATTTCTTTGGTTTTCTTCTTCTATTTTCTTATTATATTCCTGTAACTTAGAATACCACTCACTTTCTTGATTCGACCTTTCTAAATATCCATTTGCATATACTTGTGAAATTTTAGCAACCTCATCATTAGCAGAATCTATTTTAGATTGTTTATTTTCCATTATTTTATTATATTCTGTAGCATATGCTTCATTTTGCATGTTAGCTTCATTACCAAATCTTTGATTTAATAATGCAACTTCTTCTATTGTTTGTTGTTCTATTAAAGCTATCGTTTTATCTTTTTGTTCCTGTGCAGTTTTTATCCATTCTTGAGCTTGTACTTTATATTCTTCAGATGTTCCTTGCAAAGTTTCTGCTGTTGTAGTCGCTTGTTGAGTTATCGCTCCTGCTATAGATTGTTGTATTTGAATTTCTCTTTGATTCAACTCTCTTAATTTTTGAAAATATTCATCTAACTGTGTTATTTCTTCTTGAGTATATCCTCTTCTTTCATCAGATGCTGTTTTACATATATTTGTTATACCTTGTTGAACTTCATCCATTTGCTCTTGTAATTTCTGTTGCTCTTCTGCTGAAACAAACAATACAGAATTAAAGTCATCTAGATGTGATTTTGCACTTTTTACCCCATTTATAAAATCATTAGCAGCATCACCTATATTTGAAAATGCCTCTTTTGTTTGCTTTGTGCTATTTTGTGCAGAAATTGCAATACCTGCTATTGCTAATCCTGCTAATGTACATGCCATTCCAACAGGACTAACTATTCCTCCTATAACTTTTGCAAGAGAATTAACTGCAACAGATGTTGAAGTTGCTGTTCCACTTGCTACGTCTAATGCTTGCATAAATGTACCTATACTTTTTACTGTTGTTCCTGTTACACTAGTTACTTTTCCTAAAATAGTTATTAATGGTCCTATTGCAATAACTGCTTTTCCAACATTTAAAATCCATTCTACTTGCTTATCATCTAACTTTTCTACCCATTTAGTAAATTTTTCTATTTGTTTTGTTACTTTAGGAATTACTGGTGTTAATTTGTTTCCAATCGTTATTGCTAAATCTTTTAATTTATTAATTGCAATTTGTATTTGACTTTTTAGAGTTCCGTATCTCTTATTTGCTTCATTTGTTAATGCATCATTATCTTCCCAAGCCTTACTTCCAAGTCGAACTGCATCTGTCATAACTCCACTTGCATTTGCCAAAGATAATATTGTATTTGAAAGTCTTGTTTCTTTTAACCCCATATCTTCCAGAATCGTTATAGCTGATTTTCCATTTCTTTCTGTATCATTTAAACCTGAGATAAATGCAGTTAATGCACCTACTGCATCCTTTTCAAAAGCTTTTTTAAATTCTTTACTTGTCATTCCAGCAACTTTAGCATAATCTTTTAAATCTTCTGAACCTGTTTCTACTGCTACTTGAATCTTCTTTAATAATTTACTCATAGCAGAACCACCAGCTTCAGCCTCAATTCCTACACTTGACATAGCTGTTGCTAATGATAATATCTGACTTTGGCTTAATCCTGCTAATTCTCCTGTTGCTGCTAATCTTGTAGACATTGCAACAATATCCGCTTCTGTTGTAGCAAAATTATTTCCTAATGCTACTATTGTAGAGCCTAATCTATCGTAGTCTTTTGCACTCATATTTGTTATATTTGCAAATTTTGCTAAAGAACTTGCTGCTTCTTCCGCACTTAAATTAGTTGAATTTCCTAAATCTATCATTACTTTTGTGAATGATAGAATATCATCTGTTTTTATTCCAAGCTGTCCTGCTGCTTCTGCTACTGCACTTATTTCTGTAGTTGATGATGGAATTTCTTTTGACATATCTCTAATGCCTTGCTTTAAATTATTCATTTGTTCAGCTGTTCCATCAACAGTCTTTTCAACTCCTGTAAATGCATCTTCAAAATCTATTGCACTTTTAGCACTTGCAACAAAAGCACTTGCCGTAGCAACAGAAAAAGCAGACAATTTCTTGCCTGCTCCTTCTATTCTATTTCCTATTTTTTCTACTTTAGTGCCAAATTCCTCAATCTTTTTTCCAGTATTGTGAAGTTGCTTTTCTATATCCTTTATTTTTTGATTGTAAGATTCTAATTTTATTTCTGCACTTGTTAATTCGTTTCTTTTCTTTTTTATAGCTGTGGTATTTTTATTCTCTGCATTTTCCAAATCTGTCAGTTGCATTTTTAGTGTGTTAACTTTATCTGCTTGAATTTCATAAGCATTTCTCAAATATTCTTGCTCTGCTCTTAATTTCTCTGTGCTTTTGGTTGATTTATCCCATTGTGCTTGAGTTAGTTTAAACTGATTGTAATTTTTATTTAATTCTAAATTAATTTCCTGTAAACTTTTCTTAAAATCTACTGCTCCATCTTCTTTAAAGACCAGTCCTACTCTTCTTAAATCATCTGCCATTTGTTTTCTCACCTCTTTTTTAGGCATATCATAAAGTATCTACTTAAAGTATGTGTTTTAGGTACCGTATGCTAAAAATAAATCCATATGTTTATTAAAAAATCAGCCTAAATTCTATGATCAAAATTTTCTTGCTTTTGGTCTAATATTTCATTTGGAATATTATCTATTACAAATTTTGTTATTCTGTTTATATCTTCTAATTTTACAAGTCGCACCGCTTGCCTATATGTTAATGATTTATCGTAATTAGATGCAACTACTGCATATAATAATTGATTTGTTGCATACATTGTTTTGGTATATCCGTTTTTGTCTTTTTCTCCCATAGCGTCAGCTCTTAATTTTTCTATTCCACCTGGATAATCTTCAATATACTCTAGTGTAAGTGATGTCACTTCTAATTTTAGCTTTTCTCCATCTTTTAATAATATTTCCATGTTTTTTCTCCTATAAACTATATGATTTTATTTTGAAAAAGGCTCTAAATGGATTTTAGAGCCTTGATTTTTTAGGCACCTGGTGTTTCTTCTGTTTCTATTAATGCTTCTATTTCATCATCAGATGTTAATGGCTTTGTGAAGAACATTTCTTCTGTTAAGCCTTTTGGGAAATTACTCATTTCACTATTTACTCTTACAGATTTATTTCCATCTTTATCAAATGCATATGCTCTTATTGTAAGTGTATCATTTTGTTCTGAGAATGTATCTTCTGATGTAGCAATATCGTCTGTATTTTCTATTAATTGACATTTTGGATACCATACATATTCAACAGCTCCACCTAGCATTTTCTTAACTTTTCCAAATGCAAAGAATGGTCTTTTTGAAGCAGAACCACTTTTTACTAGATATTTTCCAATTTTGTCTGCTCTCATTTTTGCTATATCTCCTGGATCAAATGCAATTACTTCTACTGCTTGGTCAATACTTGAATTTTGAGAAACTGTTTCATAATCTTGTCCACTTGCTCTTACAGTTGTACTTTCTGCATTTTCTGTTGTACCTATATTTTTTACTACATCACTTTTTATTGTTTCTTCATATGTAGTCAAATTAAATTCTCCATCTTCATCTGGAGTATTAAAAGCTAAATATAAACTTCCTACTGTTTCTTTTAGCATAGGTCTTTTAGTTTTCATATTTTATTCCTTCTTTCTTAAAAAATTTAATTACCAGGTTTGTAATCCTAACTTGGTAATCATTGTTTTATAATATTTTTCTTTGTTTTTATCCCATAAAGGATACATATGCTCTTTGGCATTCATTTTCACAGTTCCATGCTCTAGCATAGGACCGTAATATTTACCCCAACCAACTTCTACTTCATCATTTTCTTTTCGATAAGCAAAACTATCTATTAAGTGTGTATAGCCTGCTTTTCTTATTTTTGATATTGGCTTAGGTAACTTTAATAAATCATTTACAAATTCTTTAGCCCCAGCTTCTAAAACATCCATAACATTATCAACATTTTTAGCATACTTTTCTATTATTTCTGCTAAATCTTGAAAGCCATCATATCCATGAACACTCATCTTACTCTCCTATATTTTCAAGAACATCTAGCGAAAAAAATGAATGTATTCTTCTTTGTTCTGTTAAATATTCATGTTGAATTGTAGGGAATAATCCTATTTTGTTCAATTTATTCTTTAATTCTATAAGTTTTGGATGTCTCGGTTTGTCTGCTATTACCGAAATCTGATATGTAACATTTGTATTATAATTAGAACCACTTGCTGTTAAGTCTTCCCAAATATAATCCCAATAACAAATTCTTATTTCTTTTTCCATATCTTCATCCCTTGGAGTTGATTCACTTAATGGGACTTTTAATTCTTTCAATAAATCTACTAATTCTTGTTTTGTCATAGTTCTTCCTCCAATTTAACACGTGGATATTCTTCTAATGTTATATCTGTTTGCTTAAAACCTTCTTTATTTGTAAAATGATAACAATTATATACTTTGTGATATTCATCACCTATCTTAACAACACATAAAGAATTAATTTGTTTTGTTTGCGGTATTCTTATTTTAAAGGTTATTTTCTTTTTTCTTTCTTCGGCTTCAAATCTAAGCCTATCTGAAATTGATAATTCTTCAAACCAAAGTTCTTTTTTCGTATCGTGTAAATATTCTACAGGATAATCTTCTTCAGTTTGTTTTATTTCAAAAAGTCTAAATTTACCGTCATTATATGTCGGTAGGTTTGTAATATTCTGCTTGTAATATAGCATATTCCCCTGCATACAATTGTCTAAATTCTGCTAGTCTTTTTTCTCTAGCATAAAATACATAATCTTTTAATAGACTCCTTGCCTTTAAATCTTTCTCATAATCAATTTCAGTACCGCAATTATGATTAATATCATACTCTGCTTCTTTTATATAACCTATAATTACTTCGTCCTCTTCAAATGGACTTATGTGTTGTTCATCTCTTATTTGGTTTACAAGTTCTTGTATTTGTGTATCGTTCATTAAATACACCTCTATTCTTTAACTTCTTCGTTGTCTTTTTCACTTTCACTTAATCCGTTATCTTCATTTTCTGTTTTAGCTTCTTCGTTGTCTTTATTTTCATTCTCTTTTGTATCTACTTTTTTAATCAAAATTTCTCCTATTTTGTTCTTAGTAGTTGATAATTCTTTTATTCTTTCTGGTGATACTTCCAAACCTTCTCTTGGAAAAATATCTCCTTGTTTATATATAAAATCATTATCTTCTAAATCTTTCCAAGGCTTTTGTCTAACACTTATATAAGTTTCTTTTTTTAGTGTATCTGCTTTTTTATTGCTATTTTTTGACATTTCATTTTCCTCCCTGTTAAAATATTTTAGGAGCTTATTTCTAAGCTCCTGCAACTTCTTCTACAGTTTTAACTGCTGGTATGTATTCTTCTAGTTTTGTTACATCAAATACAAATGCAACATTATCGTCAACAGCTCTACCATTTGCATAACATTTTGCAATTACAACATCTGCATCATCTAATGCTTTTGTTTGATCATATTCTTTTATTCCCATATCTCTTAATCCTAAAACATATTTTTTAGGAATAGCAAGTGCTGCTTTTCCTTGTGGGTTTTGTGCAGATTGTTTTACTTTTAGATTTTTATAAGAGCTTACAAGCCTTCCTTCTCTATCATATAATGCAGGAGCAACGTAATTTGCTTCATCATTTGGATGACAATATAAAGAAAGTTCTTTTAAAGCTCTTATTCCTCCATTAGTTAAATATACTTTAGCTGCTGCCAATCCTTTTGGTGTGAAGTTTGTTAATGTTGCATTAACTGTTTTGTCTTTATGTGTTCCATTTTCGTTTACTGAATCAATTTGTTTATAAATTCCTATTGGCTCATTTTTTCCTGTTCCCTGTAGCATACCATATTCAAGACCATCTCTAATGTTTTCTTTTAAAATTGCCATAAAATATTTATCAACAAAAGGTAATGCTAAATCTCTTAATGCTTTTGGTATTATTAAGTACGCACTTAATTTATTAACTTCAACATCCAATCCTTCAAAAGATGCACCTAGTTCTCCTCCAATAGAGCCTAGTAAAGCTCCCCATGCAAATGTTCCTGTTTTATCAGCTGTCATCCACTTCTTAACATCAGCTGGAGCAAACTCAACATCACTTAATACTCCATTACTATCTTCTTCTTTTATATTTTCTAATGTTATATCTATCATTGTTGTTGGTATAACATCAACTTGTTTTCCTGTTATTGCTTGTTTAGGATCATTAACTAATGCTTGTAAAAAATTCTTTTCTTCTTTTGATAATGTTCTAAGACCTATTTTCTTTGCATATTCTTTTTCACTTTCAGTTTGAACTGATTCCTCTTTAATTTCATTAATTAAATCTTCATACTGTGCAGATATTATTTTGTCCACTGCTTCAATAACAGCTTGAGATTTATCCTCTGTTTCTTGAAGAATTTTTAAAGCCTCTTCTTGAGCTTGTTTCATTTTTGTTTCATTAAATTTCATAATTTTTTACCTTCCTTTTTCTTATTTTTTTGTATTAAAAAAAGACGTCCATGCGTCTTCTTTAATCTTTTTTGAATTATTTTCTTCTTTAAATTCATTTAGCGTTTGTTGCATATTTTGGATTTCTTTTAATTGTTCTTCATTTGAATGTTGCAATTCTTTGTTTTTCATAACTAAATTGAATACAAAATCCGCTTCTAGAGATTGCATACTATCTTTTCTAACTTGTGTAGTAGAAAATCCTAATTCGTAAGCTTCTTTTGAAGTAATCCATTCTTCTCTATCCATCATTTCTTTTATTTTCTCTTCTGTTTGTCCAGTTTTAGAAACATAAATATTAACTGATGGTTGAGTAATTTTTTCTAAATCTTCAGCGACTTTTTTCATTGCATTTGAATCACCTCGTGCTTCTGTCCATGCATTGTGAATCATAAGTAATCCATTTTCTGGCACAACTCTTTC